TGATTTCAGCAGCATCTACATCAATGTGAATAATTTTAGCATTAGAAGCAAATGTTTGAGTATTACCAGTAACACGATCAGAGAAACGTGCACCAACTGTAATTAATAAATCACATTGGCTTACCCCAAAGTTACTTGCTTTTGTTCCATGCATTCCAAGCATTCCTGTATAACGAGGTCTTGTATTATCAAAAGCCCCTTTCACATAAACACTCTGTCCAAATTTTGCAAGCTTTCGTCCTTCATGTTTTTTTATATGAATATTTCTGTTAAATGTATCTATAGCTGCATCTATGTCATTTGTGAACCCTTCTAACTCTTTTATAGGTGTATAAAGTTTAGAATTAGTATTCATATTGTTCTTAATATACTTAGCCATAAACTCGTGCTCTCTCCCTGACTGATCAATACTTTCAAATAGATCTATAGTTTCAGGATTATGACGAATCAACGATGTTGCAAATGGCATTTCATCAAAAGGAATGCATCCCCATTTAAGTCTAAGACCTGAAAGTACACTATTGTAATCTTTGTCCTTCTGCAACTTAAGAACTTTATTATTCATAGTATGAAGCAAGTATCTAATAACATTACTTCCTGGCTTTCCCGCCAAAATCAAACAACGTGCACTATCCAAAACCGGCTCAAAATGTTTTGCCTTACTCCGCCCAAACATTACATTCTTATACCTTATATAGTCACTCTCTGATGATAAAACAACATCCAGCAGACTTGCCCCAGAATAAGACAAATATTTCATCATACCTATATACTCTGCGCTCCCTGTTGTCATTCGTATTTTTTCATCAAACAGATCAGCAAAATTATTAAATTCACATGGCCTAATAGATACAGAGAATTCAGTCAAAATATTAACTGGCATTTTTTTGCCATTTACCTCAATATCTTCATAAAAAATTGCAGCTTTTATTGCATAATGCGATGGTAGCATATTTTCAGAGTAAACAATAAATCTATCAAATTTACTTGTAGAGTCATACGCAGGTGTAAGTACCATTTCATAATATGGAACTCCATCAACAATAAATGGAATAACCTTATGTACATACATCCTTTCAGTTCGACTGTAATCGACGAAATTTCTTTTTTCTTTCAACAATTCCGCTATTTTTTCACGGAATTCTTCTACTGTTCTATCTGTATTAAGTGGAAATTTTTCCAAATTTGATAATAACTCCATTCCATATTCATACTTAGCAAAATTTCTAATCATCGCAAAAAACTGATAATATTTTATCATCAGCCTCTCGGCGCCCTCATTATCTGGTGTGTAATGAGATTTTGATTCTTGCAGAAATGAATGAAATTTTCTCAAAAACAAATATTTATTATCTTCTTTGAGATATGCCAATGCTCTTGGCACAGTATCTCGATTAATAGCAATTTCTTTTCCTCCACCATAAGCTCTCACCGCAATATGCTCAACAAGGTTTCTAGATTGGGCTAATAAATTTTGAGATATGATGTCCCTTGTAACCATTGTGCTATCCAGCATATTCAAATTTTCACATATCACATTATCGATGTCATATATCTTTTCTTCAATTTTCAACATAACTACTATGCATCCCCCTTTTTATTTATACATATATAGATATGTCGTATATTTTATATAAAATTCAGCGCAGAAACAATATATATATGTCATTTTTTGCAATCTGAGATGCATTTTTTGTAGTATTTTTCTAGTTTTGTCACATTTTTGCAATCTTATCTTGAAGCAACTAAGAAAAGGACACTTCCGTTACGGAACTGGGGACAGGTTTATAGGGAGTTAAGTATAATATGCGAAAGTCAACTCCCGAAGTAAAGTTCAAAGCTTGTTTTACAGATGGTTTTATTCACCTGCCTTTAACATGCTCCCAACAACACTGTTATATATAAAACAATGGCTGTGGGAAAAAACCCTTGAGATGTTTTTTGTCCCCCTCTT